CTGGATTTAGTTCTTTAGAGCTAACAGGAGTTACAAGAGGAGTAAACGGAACAACTGCAGCGACTCACTCTAATGGAGATGCTGTCACTAATTTTGTTAATCAAGCTACAGAAATTTTAGAAATGTCTTATAGAAATTCTTCTAATGTAGATTCTCCGTTAGAAAAAATTAATAGATCACAGTTTCAAGCTCTTTCAAATAAATCAGCAACAGGACAACCTTCACAATATTTTGTGCAAAGATTTATAGATCATATTTTAATAACTTTATATTTAACACCAGGTTCATCAGAAAATGGAAATGTAATAAATTTTTATTATGAAAAAAGAATACAAGATGTGGGAGATTACACAAATGCAAGTGATGTACCATTTAGATTTGTACCTTGCATGGTAGCTGGTTTGTCGTATTATCTAGCTATGAAATATGCACAACCGAGAATACAAGAAATGAAATTAATTTATGAGGATGAATTGGCTAGAGCTCTAGAAGAAGATGGTTCTTCAGCTAGTGTTTACATTTCACCTAAAACTTATTATCCGAGTATATAACTATGGGAAATTTATCAAAAGGCAGATACGCATTATTTATTTCAGACAGATCTGGATTAGCATATCCATATACTGAAATGGTTAAAGAATGGAATGGTGCAAGAGTTCATACTTCAGAGTATGAACCAAAGCAACCACAACTAGAGCCTAAACCCTATACTGCTAGTCCTCAAGGATTACCACATCCAAGACCGGCAAGAACAGAGTTTCCAACTACAGATTTTTTACCAGACAATCCTTTTACAATGACTGCTGCATCAACTCAAGTTTCAGTAAGTTTTCCTTTTAGTGATTATCGAACAGGAGACTTTATAAGATTTTATGATGTTAAATCACCAGTTGGTGGAGTTTCAGTTTCTACTTTACAATTACAGACAACTTTAAATGGTGACATTACTGCTACAGATATTTCTATAACTTTAACAGACTCTTCTGCCTTTCCAAGTCAAGGTTATATTATGATTGAAAAAATAAATTCTGTTTCAGGTTTATTTGAAAATGAAACTATTTTTTATAATGGTAATTCAGGAAACGTTTTATCGAATTGTGTTAGAGGAACAGCTGCTCCTTTTAGAGGACAGACTCCCAAAAACACACCCGCAGGTGCACACTCAAGCGGAGCAAAAGTCTACGGAGCTTATTCCGTGACCATGGTTCCAACAGTAGTTCCACAAGCGGGTCAACCTTCAACTGTTACTCAAAATAACAGTTTTACTTTTAATTTAATTAGTGCGGCAAGCAGCACAGAAACAGGAGGCGGGTTCCAATGTTTAGCTGGACCTGTAAATGATAGAGCATGACATACACAGAACTAAAACAAAAAATTAGAGATTACACGGAAGTATCTAGTAATGTATTCACAGATACTATTTTAAATGGGTTTATTCAAGATGCTGAACTTAGAATTTTAAGAGAAGTAGATTCTGATAATAATAGAAGATATGATACAGCAAACTTAGTTGTTAATACTAGATTTATAGATACTCCTGATAATTTGTTAGTAGTAAGATCGGCTCAAATTGTAGACTCTGATGGCACAGCTTCAGCAGATAATAGAGATTTTTTACAGTATCGAGACACTAATTTTATGTCTGAGTATAATCCAAAAGGAGAGACTGGTGTTCCAAAATATTATAGCTATTGGGATGAAAACACTTTAGTATTTGCTCCAACTCCAGATGCGACCTATACAATTCAAGTAAATTACATCTTGAAAACAGCTGGATTATCAGCTACAAATACTACTACATACTTAAGCGAAAAATTTCCCAACGGCTTATTGTATGCTTGCCTAATCGAGGCTTACGGTTTCTTAAAAGGACCCGTTGACATGCTCCAGTTATATGATAAAAAATATCAAGAAGCAGTCAAAGGATTCTCAATAGAACAAATGGGAAGACGAAGACGAGATGAATACCAAAGCGGTGTTCCTCGAATAGGAAAACAATAAGGAGAAAACTATGGCCATAACACAAGCAATTTGTAATTCATTTAAAAAAGAACTTTTAGATGGAGCAATGAGTTTTAAACAAACTGGTGGTGATACGTTCAAATTAGCTCTTTACTCTTCAACAGCAACTCTAAACTCTGCAACCACTAACTATCCAGGCGATAGCACAGGTGGTCAAGTTGGAAATACTGGTCAGTACACTCAAGGTGGAGGAGCTCTAGTTAACTTAGGAACTTCTCTGACTGCAGGTGTAGCAAGATGTGATTTTAATGATAGATCGTTTACCGGTGTAACACTGACTGCAAGAGGTGCTTTAATTTATAATACAACAGCTGGAGCAGGGTCAGGAACTACTGATGCAGTGTGTGTTTTAGATTTTGGAGCAGACAAAACAGCTACATCAGGAACTTTTACAATTCAGTTTCCAGCGCCAACGTCAACAGCAGCGATACTAAGAATATCGGGTTAATAGGAGGTAGACTCCTATGGCAAATAAAACTTATACGGTAACCGTAGCAAGTGGAAGCTTGTATGGTGGAGGAACCGGCAATGTATTTTATTTAGATGGAGTTAGAAACGCAACGGGACCAGGAACAGTTGATTGGGTTGCGGATTCTACTTTACGTTTTGATCAAAGCGCAGGCACTAATGATAATCACCCTTTAATATTTTCTACTACCACTAGCAAAGACCAATACTTAACTTCTGGTGTAACTTACTATTTAGATGGCGCTGTTACTTATTCACAGTATACAAACGTCAGCACCTTTAACGCAGCTACGACTCGTTACGTAGAAGTAACACCTTCTTCTTTCACAGATTTTTATTATTTATGTTACGTTCATGGTATTGGCATGGGCGGTATCATGGATATGGTCGCTAATTCATGGGGAGCTCATTCTTATAACCAAGGTGCTTGGAATCAAAACCAAGACTTAACTGTTTTTGTTTCAAATCCTAATGATACGTTATGGGGAAGAGATACTTGGGGAACTTATTTTTGGGGAGGTGGTCAAAATCTAGACATGTCACTTAATAATAGTGGCATCACCGTTGAGTCTTTTGTAAACGTCGGATGGGGCTCTGATACATGGGGCACAGAAACTTGGGGTGAATCTGGAAACTTACATCAGGTTACTGGTCTTGCTATGACAATGGCAGAAGGCTCTAATGGTATTTCTATAAATGGAGATTCTAAGGTTATACCTCCAGGAAATACATTAACAGTTTCTGCTCCCGCAACTGTTGAAGCATTTTCTGCTTTTGTAGCGGAACCTAGTGGTTTACCGATGGTTGCACAATTAAATTTCAACCCTGGATTTGCTCAAATTACAGGTATTGCAATGTCAGCTGCTTTAGGAAGTGTAGATGCCGATAATATTACCAAAGCAGAGATAACAAGTAAACTACCTGGATACTGGGGTTATAAATCTTCGTGGGGCACGTTAGCTTGGGGCAACGGGCAAACAGAATTGCTTGCAATGGCTATGTCAGAAAATTTCTCTGGTGTAGATCCAGCGCCTGATGCAACAGTAACTGGACAACAAATGTCAATAAGTTTAGCTATTCCAGGTCAAAATAATTTTGATATTACAGGAGATGCAAATACTGGAGCCGGTGATACAACAATGGCTTGGGGTGATGCTACATGGGGTAATTCTAGATGGAATAACGGTTCATTTATAGCTGATCCTAATTATGGTCAGACAATGGCTATGTCATTAGGCACAGCTGCAGGAGAACTTTTAACTCCTGTTGATGTTACAGGAATTGCATTAACAGCTGCATTAAATTCACCCGCAGATGTTATTACGGAAACTAGAGTATTTCCTTCTGGAAATTCCTTGACTTTTAGCTTAGGTACGGCTACAAATGTATTGATTTGGAACGAAGTCAACACTGGCACAGCACCAGTTGATCCTCCAGGATGGCAGGAAGTCGATACAAACGCTGCATAATTATAGTTTGACACTATAATAAAATTTTAATAAATTAAGAAAATCGGAGAATAAAAATATGGCGAATTCGACATCAGCAAGTTTAAAACTTACAGTTCAAGCTACTGGAGAAAACTCAGGAACTTGGGGACAAATTACAAACACAAACTTATTAATTTTAGAACAAGCAATTGGTGGTTATGATGCAGTAGGTATCACATCAGGTGCAACTTTAACTTTTTCAAACGGCGCTTTATCAAACGGTAAAAACGCAGTATTAAAATTAACAGGAACAATTGGAGGAGCAGTTAACGTAACTATTCCTGATTCAATTGAAAAAACTTTCGTAGTTGACAACGCAACTACAGGTGCTCATACAGTGACGTTCAAAACTTCTTCAGGGACTGGAGTAACTTGGGCAGCAGCTGACAAAGGCACTAAAATGGTTTACTCAGATGGAACTAATGTTGTTGATACAGCATTTACAGATTTATCATCTGATTTTTCACCACAACTTTCAGCAGATCTAGACACTAATTCACAAAATATAATCATAGACGATGCACATAATATTCAAGACGAAAACGGTAATGAACAATTAGTTTTTCAAACTACAGGTTCAGCTGTTAATGAATTTGAAATAACAAACGCGGCTACAGGTAATGCACCTCAAATTGCAGTTACAGGTGGAGACGCTAATGTAGACATGAATATTACACCAAAAGGTTACGGAAGAGCGACTTTCAATGGCCAAGGTAAAATTCAAAGTGTTGCAGAAAAAGTTACAACAGCAGCTACAGCAGCTACAGGCACTATCGCTTACGATGTGCTTACTCAAGCAGTTTTAAACTTTACATCAGATGCAGCAGCTAACTGGACATTAAACGTTAGAGGTGATGGTTCTACAGCTTTAAACTCTATCATGGATACAGGTGAGTCAGTAACTATCGCACACATTGTAAAAAATGGTAGTACACCTTATTACAATTCAGCTTTTCAAATCGATGGATCAAGCGTTACTCCAGAATGGCAGGGTGGATCTGCACCATCAGCAGGTAATGCTAGTTCATTAGACACTTATACATACACTATTATAAAAACTGGAGACGCTACATTCACTGTGTTAGCTTCTCAAACACAGTTCGCATAATAAAATAGGAGGAGAAAGATTATGCCACTATTAGGAACATTTGGAGCAGGATCAAAAGGCGGTTTTGGCCGAGGCGGAAAAGTTGTTTCATACCCATTTGACTTAGAAATGTTAGTAATCGCAGGCGGCGGAGAAGGCGGCGGTAACCGAGGCGGAGGCGGAGGAGCGGGAGGCTATCGAACTTCTACTCAATCAATCTCTGAATCTTTAGAAATTACAGTCGGAGTTGGCTCTGGTGGCTCGGGTGGCCCTGGCTCTCTAGGAGCTGACGGAGGAGATTCTTCAGTAAGTGGACCAAATTTAACTACAATTACATCTACCGGAGGCGGAGGCGGAGGAACCGATGGTTCTAACCCCGGAAGATCAGGTGGATCTGGCAGTGGTGCCGGAGGAAATAATCAACCCCACTCAGGTGGATCAGGTAATAGTCCAAGCACAAGTCCATCTCAAGGAAATCCTGGAGGAAATAATAATACTTCAAGTTACTCTGGCGGAGGCGGAGGAGGCATTGGAAACAGTGGATCAAACGCTGGTGGCCCGGGAGGAGCTGGAGGAAACGGTACTGCAAATTCAATAACTGGTGCATCCGTAACATATGCCGGAGGCGGTGGAGGCGGTGGCGCTGAAATCGGAAACTCTGGAGGCCCTGGAGGATCAGGGGGCGGCGGAGCTGGATCTAGACCAGATAATAATCCTGGAACTGATGGTCTTGGCGGCGGCGGTGGCGGAAGCCAAGCCGGAGGCGGACAAGGCGGAGACGGAGTAGTTATTATAAAAGTACCTACAGCTCAATATTCTGGAGTAACAACAGGTTCTCCTACTGAATCTACAACGGGAACTGATACTGTATTAACATTTACTGGAGCAGGAACATATACAACGTAATGGCTTATTTTTCTAAACTAGATGCAAACAATAAAGTAATTAATTCAATTAGAGTTGAAGACAGTGTAATAACTGAAAATGATTCTTTAAGTGAAGAAAAAGGTCAATCTTTTTTAAGAAAAATTTTTAATGAACCTGATGCTATTTGGAAAAGAACAGTAAAAGGAATGACAGGAGGAGTTAATCAAAATGGTGGTGAAGTTTTTAGAAAAAATTTTGGAGCAGTAGACAGTACTTATGATGCAGCTAGAGATGCTTTCATACCTGTGCAACTAATTAATCCAGACGGCACTGAATGCACTACAACAATTTTTAATGAAGATAAATGTATATGGGAAACACCCACTCCTCAACCAACTGAACCAGCTGCATCTATTTGGTTATATGCAGATATAGGTGGTTGGAAAAGACTTGATGTAGTTTCTGAAGGTAAAAAATGGGAATACAATTCTACTGATGGTTGGGCAGAAGTAGATATCTAATAATTATTTAAAACTCTTTCCTGATATCCACGCAACTAAAGAATTTCTTTCACCTTTCATAACTGGTGTAACTTCATGTAATACATAACTTGGAAACATAACTAAAGTTCCTTGTTCTCTAGACATTGTTAAAGGTTTGTCCTCAAAATATAAATTTAAATCGCCTCCTTTATATTTTTTAGGTTCAGTTAATTGTACAGATAAAGATAATTTTCTTATTTTAGTGTTGGTGCCTTTATCAATGTGCTTCCCATAATATGATCCAACAGCTTTATAATTAGTAAATTGTAATCCTTCTAAAAAACCTTCTACATCAAATTTAAAAAATCGATCATTTAAACTTTCTGATATGTCGGTCAGTCTTTTAAAAATCCAATCTGTTTTTTCATCGGGCTGAATCCAATTAATTTTACTTTTTCTATAATTTTTTGTTTTTGCAGGATCATTAACTTGTCCTGTAGTTAAAGTTTTTTTACCTAATTCGATAATTAAATTACATTCTTCTTTTGAAAAAGCATCTTTCCAATAAGCCCATTCATAAACGTGATCTAATTTAAATGGCCAGTTACTCATTAAAAATAATTAAAGTTTATGTTAAATCTTGCTTTTGTATTTGTGCAAGTTGAACTAGCGTGAGGTTTACTTGAATCAAATAATAATAATCTATTTTCGACAGAATCTATTTTTGTGTCATCATCTAATAATGTAAAACCGTCACACGTATTTAATGAAAACACTGCTCCATTATGTTTAAAGGTATAATCAACATGTTTTTCATTAATTCTTATTTTTTCTGTAGAAGGAAAACAATTGCATTTCACTCTTATCAAAGATTTCATTTTTAATTTATTAAAAAACAAATTAAAAATTCTAGGGTATATTTCACTATTAGGAGTATGTTCATAAATAAGATGAGTAAAATAACATGTAAAATCATTTTTACTGTGATTTCCATTTATTAAATCTTGAACTTCATCATTTGGCCAACTTATAGTCATTTCAACCTCTGCTTGAGCCGCCAAGAAAGGCGCGCTAGAAA